AAAATTATCAAGACCTGTAACATTAAGTCCAGGGCAAGCACACCTGTTTGCACAAGAACACATACACGGTAACATCAATAATGTTACAGATATTACACGTTTTGCCATCGACTGGCATGTGTTAATCAAAGGCGAAGAATGTCACCGACGATTACCAGGAGGATTCTTTAGATTGCCTGGAGATCACACCAGCGATGTCAACGTCGACACAAACAAAGAATACATTTGTTATATGAGTAACAACAGTGAGTTTGACAAACACATTGGCAAGCACAGTCAGCGTTGCACAATTGAACACTATCTTGACATGCACAATATTCGTCACAACGGTTGGCAATTTGAAAATGAATACCTATACCATTTGCCGATCTTTAGTCACTTGCTAGAACAAAACATAGATGCTATTGTTGTATTGAGCATGTATAGTATACCTGACACACTGTTAGAACGTGCGCTGGATCTTGGAGTTGAAATACACTTTGCAAATGAACTAATGATTATGCGTACCCAAGAAGATCTAGATAAAATTTTAGAATACAAAAGTTTTTATGTACCTAAAAAAGGATTACTCAGTTTTGAATAAGCCTTAGGACCGTAATCCTCAGGCTTGGGCGGGAACTGCCTGAGAATCATGAATCGCTACCCTGATTTTCTAAGTGCCACTTTCCATAGCAATAAGTATTCACATGCAACATCCAGTTACACCTGATTATTATGACCTACCCAAAGACCTAGTAGATATGCTTAAAAACGGGTTTTCGGGTGTCGAAAACTTTCATCCAGAACCATGGGCTGGGACTCCAAAACAGCTTGGATCATTTTGTGATATATACCCTTGGTTAGCAAGACTACCAACAAATAAAAACATATATCTTTCTTTATGGCTTGGTGTTGGTCCAATTATTGGCAACGCATACGATCTCCCATTAGGGCATGACTATTATATTGTAACTTTGCACAATGAACCATTGAACATCGAATGGCTTAAACAGCAAATTGAGCGTACCGGTGGCCTTTATTATGTTCTTATGCCTCGCAAAAACTATGATTTAGATATACCCGGAGTTACATTTTATCCGTATTATGAATGGGATATGGATTGTGCAAAAGTATTACGATGGTTTCCAAATGTTAAAACAAAAGATATTGTACACAAGTACAGTGCAATTTGTAATAGAATAACACAAAATAAACTGTGGATAACAACTAAATTACTTGAAACAGCTAAAGAAGATAGTTACATTGTTCTTGGCAATTGGCTTGACGAGAACAACGTACATAATTGGGAACACACTGGTATACCAAGCCTTGATCATCTCACCGATACTTTTAGACAAAAATATCAAGGCACTACTATCAAAGACATCTATACTGATTTTACTGTCAATCGGCAAAGATTCAACAGTAATCCTTGGCAACCTGCATATATTAATACTGCGTTGCATTTTAACAACGGTGGATTTCATTATAGTTTAATGCAAAATGAAGATGGTACTAAATTTACTCATCCCGGGCCGGAAATATGCGAAAAAACCATTAAATGTTTGTTAAGTGCAACTCCATTTATTAACTGCAATCAATTTGATACTTACAATACACTAGAAGAATTTGGAATGCAATTTGATTATGGGTTTGATCTAAGTTGGGATAACGATCCCGGTAATCTCACAAGATTTGAAAAAATTATTAATTTAATTGACGAACTCAATGACAATCACAGCGCCGACCAACTTTATCGCAACAGTAAAGAATGTTGCGAATATAATCAACACCATATACTATCAGGCGGCTTACATCGTATCTGCCGAAGTCAACGTGAAAAAACAGTTGAAATATTACTTGACGATTTAAGTAAAAGTTAAATACCCGGCAACAAACAGAAAGAGCCATTATGAAAGTTAATACACACAACCATTGGGATCCATTGGAAGAAGTAATTGTTGGACACGCACATCACAGTCGTGTAAGCATGGACATTAGCACACGCAGTTTCAGTTATGCGCCATATTCAATTAAAGAAATTGAACACATGGAAGGTCCTTATCCTAGTTGGGTTATCGAAGAAGCTAATGAAGACGCTGATGGATTAGCAGATACGCTTAAAAAAATGGGTGTAATTGTACACCGTCCAAAAAAGATTGATCACAACAAGGAATTTTCAACTCCAGATTGGAAAAGCCAAGGTTGGTATAGCTGGTGCCCAAGAGATGTTGTATTGCCGCTCGGTGATATGTTAATCGAAACACCAAGTCCAACCAGAGCAAGATACTTTGAAACAAGACTGTATGAAGATATTTTCTATGAAGCATTTGATGATGGCGCACTATGGTTTGCTGCACCGAAGCCCAGATTGCTAGACGACAACTATCAGTTTGATAACATCGATGGTAAGCCTACGCTCAAAGATCTAGAAATTTTGTTTGATGCTCCAAACATTGTTAAAGTAGGAAAAGATCTACTGTACCAAATTTCAAACTCGGGCAACATCAAAGGATTCCGCTGGCTAAAACGTTTGCTGGAGCCAATGGGCTATCGCCTGCATTACAGTGAAGTATACAGTTATGCACACTTTGATAGCACCATCATCCCACTACGTCCTGGATTGGTATTGCTAAACAGCACCAGAGTTAATCCAGACAACTGTCCAGCCATTTTTGAGAAGTGGGATAAAATTTACTTCGAAGACTGTGTAGTGCAAGGTTCAAAAGTTGATGATTATATTTCGCCGTGTAGTCCATACATTGGAATGAATATTTTAAGTGTTAATCCTAGCACTATTATCTGCGATAGCGCACAAGTTCCGTTGATGAAAGAACTTGAAAAATACAAAATTGACTGTGTGCCAATCCAATTCCGTCATGGCATGACTCTTGCTGGCGGCCTTCATTGTGCAACATTGGACTTGCGCCGTAACGGAAACCTGGAAGACTATTGCAGTTAGTACACCATAAGTGTCAATATGGCATTAATGTTGTTGACACTGATGCACAAACCTTATATAATAAGCACTGTACAAAAGGAGTATACACATGACCGTACAATTTGACAGCGAAAGCAAAGCAAAACTAACACAGATTATCAATGAAGGCATGCAAGTAATGAGTGAAGTTGAAGCACTCAACGCCGGCTTGTCTGACACAGTAAAAGCCATTGCAGAAGAAATGCAAATCAAGCCAAGTGTGCTTAAAAAAGCAATTCGCATTGCACACAAAGCCAGTTACACAACTGAAAAAGAAGATCAAGAACTACTTGAAGAAATCCTCACAACCGCTGGACGGACACTATAATCATAAATGAGTTATGTTGACGCTCTATTTGACAGAGACAAAGATCGTATCCATGTAGTAGAACGTGTAGACGGCAGGCGCGAATATCGTGAATACCCTGCTAGCTATGTGTTTTACTATGCGGATCCTCGCGGCAAGCACAAGAGCATTTATGGTTCGCCTGTGAGTAGATTTAGCAGTCGGAACAACAAAGAGTTCCGCAAAGAACTGCGACTGCAATCGGGCAAACAGATCTTTGAAAGTGATATCAATCCAGTGTTTCGCTGTTTTGAAGAAAACTACAAAGATGACGTTGCACCCAAATTGCAAACAGCGTTCTTTGATATTGAAGTTGACTTTGATCCAGTACGTGGCTATTCGCCAACCAACGATCCATTCAATGCAATTACTGCTATATCTGTTTACTTGCAGTGGATGGAACAACTGGTTACACTGGTTATTCCTCCCAAGAACATGAGCTGGGAAACAGCACAAGAAATTTGCGATCAGTTTGAAAACACCATGTTGTTTGAACGCGAAGAAGAAATGCTTGGTGTGTTTTTGGATCTCATTGAGGATGCAGATGTGCTAAGTGGATGGAACAGTGAGGGTTATGATATTCCTTACACTGTTAACAGAGTGGCTCGAGTATTAAGCAAAGATGACACAAGACGTTTTTGTCTGTGGAGTCAACTGCCCAAGAAGCGCACATTTGAACGCTTTGGTGCTGAAAACATCACATTCGATCTTATTGGTCGTGTGCATATGGATTACATGCAACTGTATCGCAAATACACATATGAAGAACGGCACAGTTACAGTTTGGATGCTATTGGCGAATATGAACTTGATGAGCGTAAGACTGCTTATGAAGGCACACTAGATCAACTGTACAACCACAACTTTAAACTGTTTATCGAATACAACAGACAAGATACTGCATTACTAGACAAGCTAGACAAGAAACTGCGTTTTCTGTCTCTGGCAAATGAACTGGCACATGCAAACACTGTGTTACTGCAAACCACAATGGGTGCTGTTGCAGTTACTGAACAAGCAATTATCAACGAAGCACATGAACAAGGTTTGGTTGTCCCTAACCGACGTGAACGCTTGACAGATGAGGACACAGCAGCAGCAGGTGCATATGTTGCATATCCCAAAAAAGGCATACATGAGTATGTTGGTGCTATTGACATTAACAGCCTGTATCCCAGTGCCATTCGTGCGCTCAACATGGGTAACGAAACAATCATTGGACAACTGCGTCCAATCATGACTGATCGTTACATCAAGAACAAAGTTGCAAACAAAAGTTCGTTTGCAATGGCCTGGGAAGGCCTGTTTGGTACACTGGAATACACTGCCGTTATGAAGCAAGAAGTTGGTACTGAGATCACAATTGACTGGGAGAACGGCGACGAAACTGTACACAGCGCAGCAGAGATTTGGAAGATCATATTTGACAGCAACCAACCTTGGATACTGAGCGCAAACGGCACCATCTTTACCTATGAAAAAGAAGGCGTTGTGCCCGGCTTGCTTGCACGTTGGTATAGAGAACGACAAGAGATTCAGGCAAAACTGCGAGCTGCAACCGATCCTGATGAGCGTGAGTTTTTGGATAAACGTCAGCTGGTCAAGAAGATCAATCTAAATAGCCTGTATGGTGCTATTCTCAATCCTGGTTGTAGATTCTTTGACAAGCGCATTGGGCAAAGCACAACACTAACTGGTAGAGCTATTGCACATCACATGGACAGTTTTGTAAACGAATGTATCACAGGAACATATGATCACGTTGGTGATGCTGTTATCTATGGTGACACAGATTCAGTTTACTTTAGTGCATGGCCTATTATCAAGAAAGACGTTGAAGCGGGCAATATGGAGTGGAGCAAAGAAATTTGCATACAACTGTATGATGCTATCAGTGATCAGTTAAATGACAGTTGGCCTGCATTTATGGAACAGGCATTTCATGTTCCAAGATCAAACGGTGTAATTATCAAAGGCGGTCGAGAACTTATTGCTGATAGAGGATTGTTTATTACCAAAAAGCGTTATGCAGTTAATATTTTTGATCTTGAAGGCAAGAGGCTTGATGTTGAAGGCAAACAAGGCAAGATCAAAGCAATGGGCTTGGACTTGAAGCGTTCAGATACACCAGTTGTAATTCAAAAGTTCTTGATGACACTGCTAACTCGTGTGCTTGCTGGCGCACAACGCGAAGAGATCATTGAGATGATCAAGAGCTTTAAGTATGACTTCAAAGAACGTCCGGCGTGGGAAAAAGGTTCACCTAAACGTGTTAACAACTTGACCAAGTACAGTGCTGAAGAGAAGAAGTTAGGACGAGCCAACATGCCCGGACATGTTAGAGCAGCTATGAACTGGAATTCAATGAAGAAGATGAACAGTGATAACTATTCACAAAGCATTGTTGATGGCATGAAAACTATTGTGTGCAAGCTCAAAGCAAATCCTCTTAACTGGACTTCAATTGGTTATCCCACAGACGAGTTACACATTCCGCAATGGTTCAAAGACTTGCCTTTTGATGATGCAGCAATGGAAGCAACTGTGGTGGATCAAAAGATTGACAACTTGTTAAGTGTGCTAGA